TCACTCCTCCCCGCGAATCTCCTCGATGTGTTTTTTATAAACGGTTGTTATTTCACGAAGGAGTTTATCGGACTGCTCATCGGTTATTTTTCCTTTCTTCCTTAATCGTCTTAATTCTGCCAAAGTATCTTGAAGATAAGGATGTTCCCGCATCTCTTGCCTAACGATCACTGGTATTTTACCGTATCTTTGGAACAAATCATTATCATTAACACCATAATAATTAGCAAATTCTTCTATAAGTTCGTCCGAAGGCATTCGAACGCCTTTTTCAATTTCCGATAGGTATGAAGAGCTTATACCTAACGCCTTACCCACAACTGGCTGAGTCAACCCCTTTTCGGTTCGAAGGGAAAGAAGATATTGACCAGTATCATATTGTCTAATGAGCTGCTGATGTTTCTCGTCCTCCAAGTTTTAAACTTCCCTTCTTTGGAAACTACTAAGTTGGAATCCATATTAACCACTATATACCTGCTGACATGTAAATAACTGTCTGCTATATTAATTCATGTCAGACGACTTAACAAGTTTGTTAATATAACCAACAACAGTATGAATTTTATTAACAAACTAGATAACCAATGGTATCCTACAAAGTTAGCGTTTCCAGTCTTAGACGATTTATGCAAATAGTCTCCTTGGCTTCACCGAGGGGACTATTTTGCTTCCTAAGGAGGTGAATATTTATGAAAATCGTCTATATTTGCTCAGCATGTAAAGGAGACAAAAATAAGAACCTTGCGAAGGTCCGAGGGTATAGTCTATTCGCAATAAAGCAGAACTGCATACCTATAGCGCCACATGTTTTTGATACTCCGCTTAATCCTGACACCCCCAAGGAGCAAAGCGTAAGGGACATCGAACTGATGAGTCTATGCCAAGAACTTTGGGCCTTTGGGAATGAATTGTCAGATGGCATGAAGACTGAGATTAAGGCTGCAGAACATTTAGGTATTCCAGTTATGTATTTTCACTAGCTAGTAAAAAAAGCAATTACAAAAGGGGGTGAACAAATAATGAATCTAAGCAAAGAAAAAATAACAGATCTCATTCAGCAAAAGGGAATCTCCCAAAATGAACTTGCACGTCTTATGAATGTCGCTCAGGGTTCTTTGTCCAATGCACTATCTGGGCGTCGATCAGCTGGCCGCAAGATTTTATCTGGACTATTGAGCATTTTCCCTAAGGAGACTGCCGCAAGTTTGACCATCATGGAGAGAATTAACAAAAGGAGAGAACCTATTTGAACGTAAAATTAACCCCCAATTCAAGACTCGTTCTTGAAAAGCGTTATCTGAAAAAGGACCAGGACAAGCTATTGGAAACTCCGGAAGACATGTTTTATCGAGTAGCCCAAGTGGTTGCTGGCGTTGAAGAAAGGTATGGGAAACGAAACACAGAAATTCAGTCACTCACTAAAGCGTTCTATAACCTCATGGCCAATCTGGAGTTCATGCCGAATTCGCCAACACTCATGAATGCTGGACGCGATCTGGGTCAACTCAGTGCATGTTTCGTATTACCCGTTGAAGACAGTATGGAAGGCATCTTTGATGCCATAAAAAATGCCGCCATCATTCATAAATCTGGCGGCGGGACAGGATTTAGTTTCTCTAGGCTTCGACCTAAAAACAGCACGGTTCGGTCCACAGGTGGTGTTGCATCAGGCCCTGTTTCTTTTATGAAAGTCTTTAATGCAGCAACCGAAGCCGTCAAGCAAGGTGGTACACGGCGCGGAGCCAATTTAGGGTTACTCAGAGTAGATCACCCAGATATCTTAGAGTTTATAGCCTGCAAAGAAAACAATCACGAAATGACTAATTTCAATATATCCGTAGGAATCACAAGGGAGTTTATGCGGGCACTTCAAGAGGACAAGCCCTACCATCTCCGAGAACCGCACACCGGGTCCGTTGTAGCACAGCTATCAGCATCAGAGGTCTTTGACAAAATGATGGAACATGCTTGGCTCAACGGAGAACCCGGTGTTGTTTTTTTAGATGCTATGAACGATGGTAATCCAACCCCCAATGTCGGTGAAATCGAGACCTGTAATCCATGCGGCGAGCAGCCGTTATTACCCAATGAAGCCTGTAATCTTGGTTCTATCAACTTAAAGCTTATGGTCACGAAAGAGGGCGATGGGGTTGGCATTGATTGGGAGCGACTTCGTCGTGTCACGAGATTAGCGGTTCACTTCCTAGATAATGTTATTGATGCAAACCAATATCCTTTACCGGATATTGAAAAAACAACCAAGGCTAATCGCAAGATTGGACTCGGTGTCATGGGGTTTGCAGATATGCTCACAATCCTTAAACTATCCTATGCATCCGAAGAAGCCGTACAGGTAGCCAAGAAAATCATGAGTTTTATTCAAGAAGAAGCACGCAAGGAATCGGAACGACTCGCGGCTGAACGAGGAGTGTTCCCAAATTATGTAGGTTCCATTTACGAGGGAGTACGGAAGCTGCGCAATGCTACGTTGACCACGATTGCCCCAACCGGAACCATTTCCATGATCTGCGGCGTTTCCAGCGGAGTGGAACCCTTGTTTGCCGTAGCTTATACCAAGACGGTGATGGATGGGACAAGCCTTATTGAAGTCAATCCAACGTTTGAAAATTTAGCGAAGGACTATGGCTTTTACTCTGAGGAGTTAATGCAAAACGTCGTAAAGCAGGGTACTGTGCGTGGGTTGAATGACGTTCCTAATTGGGTACAGAAAATCTTTATCACTGCTCAGGAAATCGATCCGGAGTGGCATGTCAAGATTCAGGCAGCGTTTCAAACGTTCACAGATAATGCCGTTTCCAAGACGATTAACTTCCCGCACACAGCGACGAAAGAAGAAATTGCCAAAGCTTACCTTCTGGCCTATGAACTTGGCTGCAAAGGACTGACGGTTTACCGGGACGGCAGCCGAGAGGAACAAGTGGTTACGACAGGAACCACAAAAGCCAAGTTGACCCATTGCCCCGAGTGCGGTGCAGAGTTAAACCACGAAAGTGGCTGTGTAAATTGCCCCAACTGTGCCTATTCCCTTTGCCATATTTCATGAAGTGATGAAAGCCTTGAAAGGGGTGATGCCGGATGTAAAAAAGTGGGTGTTTTATCCAAATTGATGTATGCGAAGGGAAGGAGATGCCATTGACGTCACTGCTTGAACCAGTAATCAAAGAACTAAGCACTGTGATCCAAGAGCTAACCATAGTGCTTAGGAGAGTCACAGAGAGTTTAGACCATAAAAAAAGTGAGGTTGTTGCAAAACAAACCCCACACATTGAAAAATTAAGCAACCCAATTATACCACCCCAGTCTCAAAAAGTCACCGCTGAACAAGTTCGTGAGCTTTTAACGACTAAACGGGCTGAGGGCAAAATGGAACCCATGCTAAAACTGATGCAGACAAAGTACAGTGCTACCAAGTTTTCAGAGCTGGATAAGGAAAAGTATGCCGAATTTTTAAGGGATGCGGAGGATATTTAATGCCTAGTACTCACGCTCTTTTATCGGCGTCAAGCTCTCACCGCTGGCTTAACTGCACGCCTTCAGCAAGGATTGAAGAAGCCTTAGAAAATAGGAGCAGTTTTTATGCGAATGAAGGAACGGCGGCTCATGCTCTCAGTGAGCATAAGCTCCGGGAATTTCTCAAACTCCCCACTCAAAGACCCACCAGTGACTTTGATTCAACGGAACTAAATTATTATACAGACCGGTATGTTGAGCATGTTTGTGAGCTTATATCGGAGGCCTACACTCGGTGTAACGATCCACGGGTGCTGATCGAACAGCGCTTGGACTATTCCCACGTTGTCCCCCAGGGCTTCGGTACCGGTGACACGGTGATTGTCTCGGATCAAATCCTGGATGTCCTTGATCTGAAGTATGGGATGGTTCGGGTGTCCGCTGAGGATAACCCTCAACTTAAACTATACGCCCTGGGTGCTTTGGACATGTACGGGTTTTTCTATGACGTTCAAACCGTAAGACTGACGATTTGCCAGCCCCGACTCGACTCAATTTCCGTCTTTGAGCTTAGTGTCGCCGAACTGACCCAGTGGGCCGAAATCGAACTGAAACCAAAAGCCGATCTCGCCTTTCGGGGAGAAGGGGAGTTTGCCGCAGGAGGGCACTGCCGGTTTTGCCGGGCCAGGGCTACCTGTCGGGCTAGGGCAGAGAAGAACTTGGAACTGGCGAAAATGGATTTCAAAGCACCGGCCATGCTGAGTGATGAAGAGATCGCTGAGATCTTGACTAAGGCGGAAGACCTAGCAGCCTGGGCGAAAGATGTCTGGGTCTATGCTGAAAAAGAAGCGATCAGCCATGACAAGCAGTGGACAGGCTATAAGCTCGTCGAAGGCACCCGTAAACGGAAGTACACCAACGAGGGAAAAATTGCTGAAGTGGTACTCGCGACCGGCCAGTATAACGAGTCACAGATTTATACCAAAAACCTCATCAGTCTGACGGCCATGGAACAACTTCTTGGCAAAAAGACGTTTGCAGAAGTGCTGGATGGCCTATGGGAAAAGCCGCCGGGAAAGCCCAAACTGGTGCCGAAGAGTCATAAGAAACCGGAGTGGAACCGTAACCAACAAGCGAAAAAAGACTTTGAAGATTGATGGAGGAGATGTTTATAATGGCGAATACCACAACGAGTATATGTACAGGAAAAGTACGGATGTCCTATGTTCATGTTTGGCAGCCCAAGAGCATCAATGGCAGTGATGCCAAGTATTCAGTGAGCCTGATTATCCCTAAAACGGATAAGGAAACCTTAAATAAAATTAAAGCCGCCATCGATGCAGCCAAGCAAGAAGGACTCTCTAAGTTTGGCGGCAAGATCCCCGCTAACTTAAAAACACCGCTGCGTGATGGGGATATGGATCGCCCGGATGATGAAGCCTATGTCAACAGCTATTTTATCAATGCCAATAGTGCGACCAAACCGGGAGTTGTCGATCGGAACCGTCAACCCATCTTTGATACAACCGAGTTTTACAGCGGCTGCTATGGCCGGGTCACTCTGAATTTCTATGCGTATAACAGCAACGGCAACCGTGGGATTGCCTGTGGTCTGCAAAACATTCAAAAGCTGGCGGACGGAGAGCCGCTCGGTGGTCGCCGACGAGCTGAAGATGACTTCGATGTCTGGGAAGACGACGACGATTTCCTGAGCTAATGATGATGAACGTTTTATCAATCGATCTAGAAACTTACTCCAGTGTGGATCTGAAGAAAGCAGGGGTGTACGCCTACACCTCTGCCCCCGACTTCGAAATTCTGCTCTTTGCCTATGCCTGGAATGATGAACCGGTGCAGCTTGCGGACTTAGCCAGCAGGGAAGAGCTTCCTCCGAAAATCCTATCAGCCTTAACCGATGACGGCATCATCAAAAGCGCCTTTAATGCAGCGTTCGAACGCACCTGTTTATCGGTCTATCTAAAACAGGCACTTTCACCCAAATCTTGGCGCTGTACGGCAGTGCAATCGGCGATGTTGGCTCTGCCTCTTCACCTCGCAGGAGTCGCGCAAGTGCTGGGACTTCCTGAACAAAAGATGGATGAAGGCAAGCGACTGATTAAATATTTTTGTACGCCCTGTAAACCTACCAAAACCAACGGAGGGAGAACCCGAAACTTATCCTGTCATGCACCGGACAAATGGGCCACCTTCAAAGAGTACTGCAAACAAGATGTTGAGGTTGAACGGGCGATCCGCCGAAAGATTGAGAACTACCCAATCTCTGACAGCGAGCAGACACTATGGATGCTCGATCAAGCCATTAACGACCGGGGGATTTTGATCGATATTACGCTCGTCAATCACTGTATTCAATGTGACCGACAGTACCGGAGCAGCCTGTTTGCGGAAGCGAAAGCCTTAACGGGTCTGGAGAATCCCAACAGTGTGGCCCAGCTTAAAGACTGGTTTCTGGGCAATGGATTGGAGATTGAGAGTTTATCCCAAAAAGTAGTCAAGGAAATGGCCGGAACCACGGACGGAGATATTCAAAGGCTCCTTGAGCTTCGTCAAGAAATGTCTAAAACCTCGATTAAAAAATACCTGGCCATGAAACGGGCGCTCTGTCCAGATCATCGAGTTCGAGGCTTACTGCAGTTTTATGGGGCTAATCGGACCGGGCGCTGGGCAGGAAGGCTCGTGCAAATCCACAATTTACCGCAAAACCACTTGCCGGATTTAGAGGCTGCGCGAGAGATTGTAAAAGAGGGAGACTTTGAGTTTCTTGAATGGCTTTATGAATCCGTACCCGGTGTTTTATCGGAGCTCATTCGGACCGCCTTTATCCCAGCACCCGGTCATCGATTTCTCGTGGCGGACTTCTCGGCTATTGAAGCAAGGGTCATCGCCTGGCTGGCGGGAGAAACCTGGCGGCTGGACGTCTTTAAAACCCATGGGAAAATTTATGAAGCCTCAGCCAGTCAGATGTTTAAAGTGCCCATCGAGAGTATTACCAAAACCTCACCGCTTCGGCAGAAAGGGAAGATCGCAGAACTGGCCCTTGGCTATGGCGGCGGGGTCGGGGCGCTCACCAATATGGGAGCGCTGGAGATGGGCTTAAGCGAAGAGGAGCTAAAACCCCTCGTTGATGCCTGGAGAGCCGCTAACCCGAAGATTGTAAACCTATGGTGGGAGATTGACCGCGCAGCGATGAAAGCCGTAAGGGACCGTGTACCTCAGAGTGTCGGAAAACTTAAATTCCTGTATAGCAAAGGAATGCTGTTTATAACCTTGCCGTCAGGCCGCAGATTAGCTTATGTCAAACCAAGGATGGCAACGAACCAATTTGGCCGTGATGGGCTGACGTATGAAGGTATCGGAACCAATAAGCAGTGGTGCCGCATTGACACCTACGGCCCGAAGCTCGTTGAAAATATTGTTCAGGCAACGTCTCGTGATTGCTTAGCCGAAGCCATGCTCAGGGTCGAAAAGAAAGGATATAAGATCGTCGCACACGTTCATGACGAGCTGATTATCGAAGCTCCCGAGGATTTTGGCTCCCTTAAAGAGGTATGTGACATCATGGGTGAGTCGATAAGCTGGGCTGAAGGACTCCCGCTCAGGGCTGATGGTTTTGAAACGAAGTTTTACAAGAAAGAATAATACCTCTCAGGGGTACTGACAAATTCCATGGGGGTATATGAAAAAGTTTATAGAGAGTCAACCGGTATGATGTTAGCCCTGCTATTTCCGTGCCCGGTGTCTTTGCTATGCCCAAAAACAGGAGGTAAAGAATGCGCAGCCGACAAAAGCAAAGAGAACTCAAGAAAGAGGAAAAGCTTGAAGCCAAGAATGTCTACGGTCATCGTGATTTAACACCGTTTAATGCGGTTACAAGATTAAGGGGCGAAACAAAATTACTACTGAAATAAAGGAGAATAAATTATGAGTCATCTTACAGTGACCAACCAAGATGGCGTATTGGTGGTTGACAGCCGAGATGCAGCTCAGATGCTCGTGAAAAGGCACTCTGATTTGCTGGAAAAGATCGATGGTTATATTCGATATTTGGAGAACGGAGAACTCCGTTCTCAAGATTTCTTTATTGAAAGCGCCTACTCAACCAGCGGAAATAACCGACGATATAAGCATTATTTTCTGACTCGCAAGGGCTGTGAACTTGTGGCCAACAAAATGACCGGCGAAAAAGGGGTCCTGTTTACAGCCGCCTATGTGACCAAGTTTAATGACATGGAAAAAGCTCTCTTGAATTCTCATCAACAAATCCTTAATGAAGCCAAACGAATGCGCTCAGAGGCCATGCTCCTGAACGCCAAAACTAAGCAAACCAGAATTATTACAGATTTGGCCATCAAGTTTCAGGAGCATTTATCACCTGAGTCCGTTCAATCTCTGTTAGCCGGTGTGTCGGCCTATCTTTTTGGTTCACCTCTTCTGCCCATGCCGGAAATAGAGAAAACCTATACAGCTTCCCAGATTGCTGAAGATGCGGGAGTGAGCCGGTTTATCATTGGTAAATTGGCGCATACGCATGGACTGAAAAAGCGGGAATTTGGCTTATGGGTGCTCAATACGATTCCCTCTCTTGGGAAACAATTGCCGCATTTTCGGTATAACGAAAAAGGCAAGTCGAAGCTCTTAGAACTGATGGAACAAGAGGGAGCTGTTAAACCATGAATCTAAGGTACGATGGTGCGTTCACCTTAGCCACAGGAAACAGCCGTAAAGAGCAAGAGTGGAAAAACCGGGAAATGACCTGGTCGGATTTTTTAAGGAAGGTCAGCAGCACCTATCGGACGAGTGAAACGATGGCAGAATACTTCAAAATGCCGAAAGCCAAGCAAGATGATCTGAAAGATGTGGGAGGTTTTGTCGGGGGATCACTACGGGAGGGCAGGCGTAAGAGCGAGTTTGTTGAGTATCGGAGTCTGCTGACCTTAGACACGGACTATGCTTCCGTCAATTTCTGGGAAGCTTTAACGGTCCTTGACGATTATGCTTGCTGCATTTATAGTACCCGCAAACATCGGCCTGAAGCCCCAAGGCTTCGGCTTGTGATTCCCCTGAAGCGAAACGTTTCTCCGGAAGAGTATCAGGCGGTTGCCCGAAAAATAGCCGAAAGTATTGGCATCGAAATGTTCGATGATACAACCTATGAACCGGCCCGGCTGATGTATTGGCCGAGCACCAGCAGTGATGGAGAGTTCGTATTCAAACATCAAGACGGGCCTTGGCTTAATCCAGACGACATTTTAGCCAGTTACACCGATTGGCGGAACACCACTTCTTGGCCAGTATCATCTCGCAAGAAGGAAGCGATCACTAAAACAGTTGCTAAGAAACAGGTGGACCCCACGACGAAAGAAGGCATCGTGGGGTCCTTTTGCCGGGCCTATTCCATGGCCGAGGCCATCGAGGAATTCCTACCGGATGTCTATACTCCTTGCGATGGAAGTGACCGCTACACTTTCACAGGTGGCTCCACCTTTGGAGGATTGGTTACCTATGATGATTTATTCGCCTACAGTCATCATGCCACCGACCCGGCGGGCGGTAAATTATGTAACGCCTTTGATTTAGTGCGTTTGCATAGGTTTGGTGAGCTGGACCAAGAGGCAGAGGATGGAACACCGGTCGCTAAGCTACCTTCCTTCAAAGCCATGCAGACTCTTGCCATCAATGATAAGACGGTTAAACGGCAGCTGATGGATGAGAAACTGGCGGCGGCGAGTGAAGAGTTTAAGGCTGCCGAAGAGAACTGGGCTGAGCAGCTGGACTATAAAAAGGATGGAACCTTAAAAACAACCATCGATAATATTGTCTTAATTATGGAAAATGATCCAGGGCTTCGTAAGACAGCAGGTTACAACGAATTTGCCCACCGCAATGAACTATTAAAGGATTTACCCTGGCGCGAGATCAAACATGGAGCGTTATGGTCGGACAAAGATGACGCTGCGTTAAGGTATTACCTGGAGCATGTCTATGATGTAAGCCATGTGAGTAAGACTATGGATGCCTTATCGGTGGTGGTTGAGCACAACCGGTTTCATCCCGTGAAGGAATATCTGAGCGGACTCGTTTGGGATGGCGTGAAGCGTCTGGATACATTGCTGATTAAGTATTTTAATGCCGAAAACAGCGAATACACGCGAGCCGTCACCCGAAAAGCGATGACGGCTGCCGTGGCTCGGATCTTTACTCCAGGCTGCAAGTTTGATTATATGCTGCTTTTGGTTGGGAAGCAGGGCCTTGGCAAAAGCTATTTTTTAAAAACACTGGGTGGAAAATGGTTTTCGGACAGCCTGACGACTGTCGTTGGGAAGGAAGCCTATGAACAATTGCAGGGTGTCTGGCTAATTGAAGTGGGAGAATTATCGGCGGCAAAGAAAGCGGATATCGATGCCCTGAAGCACTTTATTTCCAAGCAGGAAGATATCTTCCGGGAAGCTTATGGCCGCCGGACAGGAATCTACCCGCGCCAATGCATCTTCGTAGGGACAACGAATGATATCGAGCCTTTGCGTGATAAAACAGGAGGCCGACGTTTCTGGCCCGTTAATGTCGGTAAGGGAAATCAGAGTTTGTGGGAGGGAATTCCTGTTGACCAGATCTGGGCAGAAGCCGTTGAGTGTTTTAAGGCAGGAGAGAAATTATTCCTTCCCCCTGAACTTGAGAAAATGGCCATGCAGATTCAGTCCGAGTATACCGAGGAAAGTGATAAAGCAGGAATGGTCTATCAATACCTGGATACACTTCTGCCTGAGAGTTGGGAGGCTATGGATTTAAGCACAAGACGGCTCTTCCTTTCCGGTGATTTTACCTCGGGTGAAGGAACGCTCAGACGAACGAAAGTGTGTGCTATGGCAGTCTGGTGTGAATGCTTTGGCGGCGATCCCAAGCAGCTTTCCTATGCGCAGGCACGGGAGATACGCAGTATTTTGGAAAATGCTGAAGGTTGGAAACGATATCCTGGTAAATTAAACTTCTCAATTTTTGGCCGGCAGCGAGCCTTTCATAGAGATTAGTTCCTACGATGGGGAACAGATCTTTGTTTTGTTCCCCAATCCTGTTCCTCCCTCAAATCAGCCACAGATAAGGAGTTAAGGGTAATTGGTACAGAGGGAACAGGTTATTTTATATAGAGTTAAAACAATAATTATGTAATACGCGCGAGGCGCGTATACGCATACACGTATATAGAGTATATAGAAAAACCTGTCTGTCCCGTTCCCCTGTTCCCTCACGAACAGAATTGAGGTCAATCATGTTAGAAAAGACCATAGAAATGACCTTATGTAAATTAGTCAGAGCTAAAGGAGGTCTGGCTTTAAAATTTGTTTCGCCAGGTACTGTTGGAGTGCCGGACAGACTCATCCTTTTGCCCGATGGCAGAATTAATTTTGTTGAATTGAAAGCTCCTGGCAAAAAGCCTTCAGCCAAGCAGGTCAAAATGGCAGAAGTTCTAGCCAGACTCGGACATCCGGTGAGAATCATTGACAGCATGGAAGGTGTTAAGGAGTTTATAAATGAGATATAGTCCCCATGACTATCAGGCATTTGCCCTACAACAGATTCTTGATAAACCTGCCTGTGCTCTTTTTCTTGATCTCGGTATGGGTAAGACGGTAATTACTCTAAGTGCCATCAATCAGCTTAAACCTCAAAAGGCTCTAGTCATTGCACCACTGCGGGTGGCCGAAGATACTTGGAGCAAGGAATGTGAAAAATGGGATCATTTAAAGTCTTTAAGAATCGCTAAAGTCTTAGGTTCAGAGAAGAAGAGACTAGCAGCTCTTAAATCGATCGCTGAACTGTATGTTATTAATCGGGAGAATGTGTCGTGGCTTGTAACCTATTATGGTCGAAAATGGCCCTTTGATATGGTGGTCATTGATGAGTTGTCGAGCTTCAAATCCGCCAGGGCCAACCGCTTTAAAGCCCTGCGTAAAGTTCGTCCCCTGATTAAACGCATAGTTGGGTTAACAGGCACACCAAGCCCTAACGGACTCCTTGACCTCTGGCCTCAGATCTATTTGCTGGATCGGGGTGAACGATTGGGTAAAACGCTGGGTGGCTATAGGGACCGATACTTTATCCCGGATAAGCGAAATCAGGAGGTTATCTTTTCCTGGAAACTAAGGCCGCGAGCCGAAGAGGCGATCTACGAAAAGCTCTCGGATATTTGTGTCAGTATGAAGGCCCAGGATTATTTAACCATGCCGGAGAGAATTGACAATATTGTACAGGTTGAGATGTCCGCCCAAGAGATGGCTCTTTACAAAAGGCTTGAAAAAGATATGCTTTTACCCTTTGCAGAGGGTGATATTGATGCTGCGAACGCAGCCGCCTTATCTAATAAACTCCTGCAATTGGCGGGCGGCGCTGTTTATGATGAAAATGGTGGGGTGAGACTGATCCATCGGCGTAAACTGGATGCCCTGGAGGATCTGTGGGAAGGTGCGAACGGGAAACCAATTCTGGTGTTTTATTCCTATAAGCATGATAAAACAAGGCTCATAGACTTCTTTAAAACGGTAAAGCCAAGAGAGTTAAAAACCTCTCAAGACATCACCGATTGGAATGAGGGCAAGATTGAGGTTGCCCTTGCCCATCCCGCTTCTGCCGGTCATGGTCTTAATCTTCAAGCCGGAGGGCATATCATCATATGGTTTGGGCTTACCTGGAGCTTAGAACTTTACCAACAAGCCAACGGTCGGCTTTATCGGCAGGGGCAGCAGGAAACTGTGGTTATTCACCACATTATTACTGCTGGAACCGTTGATGAGCAAGTAGTTGCTGCATTAAACCGTAAGGAAACTGGACAAACGGCCCTGTTGGATGCGGTGAAAGCGCGGCTTGGTGCGATCTGAATTAATAACCCGATATGAGTCTAATGGTTGATCCCATCATGATGGGCAAGAAAAGCATCCAACCAACAATTTGATCTAAATCCATACAAAGCTAATCCTCCTTACCTGAATTTAGCTTTGTATGACCAGACCTGAGGAAACTATTTCTAGTTTAAGAGGAGGCAGTAAGGGATGAAAAAGACATCATTCTTATTTGTTGAAGAATTGCAGAGAGCCAACAGGATCTATGGGCCAAGCTTTGCTTCCCCGCACGAAGGGTATGCAATTATGCGTGAGGAGTTAGAGGAACTATGGGAGGAGATTAAGAAGAAACGTCCGGACAAGCTACGGATGATGGAGGAAGCCATTCAAGTTGGAGCCATGGCCATGAAGTTCATTCAATCCCTAGACCATTGGTCTTGGTTGGGGCTCAAGATGAGTGCTCAAGAACTTAAATGCCTACAGTGCAGGTATCGAGTGATCACCTCAGATATCCTCGCAGATTTGGAAAGTGATCCCTGTTTGACTTGTAATAAACTAAACCAGTGGAAGGAATAACACGATGAAACTTATTAAACCAGAAGCTCATATTGAAAATCAAGATTGGACAAGCCTCCTACAACGTCTTGAAACAAAAGGTCGTGTGTGCTATAAGAGCGAGTGGCGAATGACCGATGACTCAGCAGAGCCATTTATAAAATTCCTCATCCAAAGAGGCCATCTCTCTGTACTGGAGCATGCTTCAGTATCGGTGAAGTTCACGGTAGATCGTGGGGTATCTCATGAGATTGTTCGACACAGAATCGGGGCTTACTCTCAGGAAAGTACCCGTTTTTGCAACTACGAAGAGGATGATATCACCCTTATTGAACCGTTTTTCTTTGCGGGTGGTTATCTAAAATGGAGCGCCTGGGAAAGGGCTTGTTCTGAGGCTGAGTCCATGTATCAACGACTTCTAGACTCCGGTGCAACGGCTCAGGAAGCTCGCTCGGTTTTGCCAAACAGTCTGAAGACGGAGTTATGGGCCACTTATAACCTTAGAGTGTGGCGACATTTCTTGGAACTACGTGCTGCTAAAACAGCACATCCGCAAATGCGGCAAGTAGCAATTCCGCTACTTTTGAAATTTAAAGAATTAATGCCGGTCATATTTGACGGAATTCCTTATGACACAGCATTTCCAATTAAACATTATGCTGAGGTGATTATCGTATGAATGAGTTTCTGGAAATTCTCACACCCGTAGCAGAACTTCTGAAGAGAAAGAATACCGACTATGGCAACAATTATTGCGAAACTCGAAGAGAGTTTGGCCCAACAGCTCTTCTGCTCAGATTAAATGACAAGTTTGGGAGACTTAAGACTCTAACAAAGCAACAGGCTCAAGTCAAGGATGAATCCATTGAGGACACGTTAAAGGACATTATAGGGTATTGCACCTTGGAACTAAGATATCTTCGAGACGAGAAAACCTGTGGATTAACTTGTGGATGGTATGTGTAAAAGCTGTGGAAAAGTTGTGGAAAAGTGTGTCGAAGCCTTATTACCAGTAAGGACAGCGAAGGGCGTGGCAGGAATGGAAACAAGGAAAAAAGTAGAAAGACTCTTCAAGTACTATCCCGAAGCTAAGCAAAACTTGGAAATACTGAAGTTTCAAATCGGAAGTTACGCTGGGGCCGATGAAGACGAGGTGATCGAATCGTTGACTTACACAGTCCCAGAAGGAGAACGGGTTTCTAACAGTAATATTTCCGATAAGTCTTCAAGGATCGCGCTGATCTATAAAGATATAGCTGATCATGAAAGCCAGGAACAATTGCAGGATATGCTAAAAAGGTATTATCTACAAAAAAATGAACTGGATGTATTCGAGTATAGCATTAAACTATTGGAACCGAGACTTTCAAGGATCATTACCGATATTGTCATTAACAAAATGACCTGGATGGAAGTCTCTGAAAAGTATTATGTCTCGGTAAATACCGTTGCGGAATGGCGAAAAAAGGCTATAAGACAACTAACAAAGATGCTCGAATCAAGTTTATTGTTCAATAGGGTTGTATAAACATCACTGAAAGTACACTGAAATACCTGAGTAATATGGTATTAACCCTTGATTGTGGATCGTTTGTCAAGGTTGTAAAATTCTATTGTGGGAAAAAAGATAAGATATTAAAGCTCTTGGGTAAAAACCCAGGGGCTTTTTTGTTGAGGTGAAACGATTGAAACGATGTCAATTTTATAAACCCATCGAGCAAAATGCTGCGGAAAAATGTCCGAACTGCAAACGGTGGGATGGTAAGCGATGTAAGGATGAACAACAAATCAGGGAAGCTTATCTTGATTCTGAAGAATATAAGTATTTTGATCGTATGATGCGTGGAAACAGAGGTATCAGCGGCCCCTTGTAAAATGTGCTCTCCTCTCTATTTATATAAAAAGATGCGGCATTCATGGTGTCGCATCTTATTTTTTACTTATTTTTCCGAGCCTATAAGAAAGGTGATTGTTATGGTTAAGAGTCGATGGCCAGAAGTTAAAGCCAGATTGTCTGAAATCGAGCAATGGATTAAAGATGGTTTAACAGAGGAACAGGTATGTACTAATTTAGGTATTGGTGTCAGTACATTTTCAGAGTACAAAGTACGCCATGAGGAGCTGAGAGAGCTCTTAAAAAAGAGCAGACAAGTTTTGGTAACTCAAATAGAGAATGCCCTGGTAAAAAGAGCTCTTGGTTTTTCTTATGAGGAAACCAAAATTTCGATCCGGCAAATGGATGGCCGAGAGGTTAAATTTACAGAAAAAACAACGAAGTATCAGCCACCCGATGTTGCAGCCTGTTCACTGCTCTTGAAAAACAAGGCCAGAGATCAGGGATGGAGTGATAATCCTCAGAAGTTAGCCCTTGAACGAGAAATCTTTGAGCACAGAAAACGGATTGAGGAGGCTCAAGTCTTTGGCGATAGCGACGATGAAGTACCAAATCCATGAAATGAATGTGACGGATATTATTCCGTACAAAAATAATCCTAGAAATAATGAGCTCGCTGTGAAAAGAGTTGCTGAATCCATTCGAGAATTTGGGTTTAAAGTTCCGATTGTCTTGGATAAAAACTATGAAATCGTAGCTGGTCATACTAGACTAAAAGCTGCTCTTGAGTTGGGTCTAAAGACAGTACCTTGTATTATCGCAAATGATCTGACGGATGCGCAGATCAAAGCGTTTCGACTGGCGGATAATAAGACCGCAGAATTGGCTGAATGGAATCTGGAAATGTTGAACATTGAATTGGAGGAACTCAACAAGCTAGAGCTTAATTTTTCAATGGCCGACTTTGGGTTTGATTTAGAAAGCATGGACGAACAGGAAACGAAAGAAACAACAGAGGATGATTTTGATGCCGATAAAGCCGTGGCAGAGATTGAAACTCCGATCAGTCAGCGGGGAGATGTTTGGCAGTTGGGAAAGCATCGACTGATGTGCGGTGATTCAACATCAAGTGAAGATATGGCTAAACTGATGGACGGGCAGGAGTGTGACCTGGTTTTGACCGATCCTCCCTATAACGTTGACTACCAAGGGGCTACCAAAGACAAGTTAAAAATCCAAAATGACAAGATGGATGACGATAAGTTCCTTGCATTTCTAACCGATGCGTTTACCCGTATGTATGAGCATTCGAAAAAGGGTGCAGCTATTTATGTGTTCCATGCGGATAGTGAGGGCTACAATTTCAGAGCTGCTTTCAAACACGCGGGCTATACTTTGCGTCAATGCTTGGTTTGGGCAAAGAATTCTATGGTGCTAGGGCGACAAGATTACCAATGGAAGCACGAGCCCGTTCTCTATGGTTGGAAAGACGGAGCAAGCCATCATTGGTATTCCGATCGTAAACAAACAACGGTCGTAGAATTTGATAAACCGCATAGAAATAGTACTCATCCGACAATTAAGCCGCTCGGTTTGGTTGGATATTTTATCGGTAATTCCAGCAAGACAGGAGATATTGTCTTAGATCCCTTTGGGGGTAGTGGTAGCACAATCATTTCATGTGAGCAAACAGGGCGAATTGGTTACTCTGCGGAGCTTGATCCAAAATATGTTGATGTTATTGTCAAGAGATATATCGAGCATAAAGGCGGGAGCGATGATGTTTATCTGATTCGTAATGGTGAGAAGGAGGTCTGGAAAGATATAAAACAAGCATAACTTAGGAGAGCGCAAACCGGATATGTCCGGCTGAACGCTTTTTTTTTTATTTCATAATAAATGTAGGAAGTGATCATCTGCGAGATTTAAGAGATCAAAAATTTGGAAACCTGACAGTAAAAGCGGAGGTTGGTCGCGATAAAGGTGGTCGTGTTCTTTGGTTATGTCTATGTGACTGTGGCAGAGATCATATTGCCAGAGGAACTGCGTTAACGTCGGAAAATACAAAGACATGTGGTAAATGTAACTCGGTAACTTATAGATTATCAGAAGACGGTGACCACATGGTGATGACATTTTCGAATGGAACAGAGCTTCTGATTGATTCTGAGGATGAGAAAAAAGTAAGATCGTACAACTGGTTTCTAAATGAGAAAGGTTATGCATGGGCTAAGATCAATGGACAGCGAATTAGACTCCATCGGTTCCTCATAAATGCTCCAGCCGATCGCCAGGTGGATCATATCAATAATATAAAACTTGATAATCGAAAATCTAATCTAAGGCTTGCAACCAATAAAGAAAATAGACGAAACGAAGGACTTCGGAAAAATAACAGTACTGGGGCTAAAGGTGTAAATTTTGATAAGCGTCGTAAAAAATATAGGGCGTATATTACAGTTGATGGTAGACATATTCATCTTGGATACTATTCGACAATAGAAGAAGCATCCATTGCATACGATCACTCCGCAGAGCAATATTTCGGCGAATTCGCTCGCCCAAATAATCTAACACCAAAGACACCTGATTCGGTGTCATTTTTAGTTTCCGGCAAAGAAAAAGAACTTGCATTATCGGCCCGGTAGAGTGATGAATGTACACAACTTAATTGAAAGGTTGTGTACGCGTTATGCAAAAAGATTGTTTCACATACTCGTTTAAGGGCACAGGATTAGAACGCAAACAAATCATTACAGTGATTGCGAACGAATTTATCGAGGATGTTGAGTATCAAGGAGCTCCAACCTTCGCTTATCGGACAACCAGTGGTTGGACGATTGACCGTGATAGCGTTATTACTTCGCCAGAACTACTCCTTGATTATAAGGACAACCTACGGAAAGTGCTCACTGCCTTGAAAACTGCAGGAGCAACAGCCGAAGGAGACGGAACGGTTACACTATCACTCGACGGATACAATGGAAATACCCTGAGAAACGCAATAAATCTTATTTGGTGTAAGCAAAGTTTACTGAAGAAATCCTTTGATCGCCGGTCAGATATTGTTCCAGAAAGTCTTGTCAGCGCAATCAACGCAGTGCCTATTGAAACGCTTGAGGAGTTTGCCGAGGTTGTTAACAACGGTATTGACCAAGGAACCATTGTTGGCGACAGCAACATGGACTTTGACTTGGCAGACCAAACGGTGAGTTTTAGCTTTATGAATGCCACCTTGGAGTTTGAAGCTCTAGCCTTCATAACCTTTTGTCAAAAACTCAGTGAGCAAGCGAAACAACAGAAGTTTAGCTCAACAAAGCAAAAGGAAGCCGTCAATGGCAAATATGCCATGCGCTGCTTCCTTTTAAAATTGGGATTTATCGGTGGTCAATATGCAAAAGAGAGAAAATGCCTTCTTGATCGACTGGACGGTAACGCCGCCTTTCGAACGATTGAGGCTCAACAGGCAGCCGAAGCAAAACGCAGAGCGAAGTCTTCCAACGCTCCCGTTGAAGGGAGTGAGAACGCATGAAACGAACGGATATTGCCGGATACGCTTGCCCGGTCTGTGATACCGCCAATCCAATCTCCGTAAACTATTGTTCGCATTGCGGTCACTGGTTATTGGATACGGTTGAAGAACCCATTCCTTTGAACAAGAAGGAATTTAAGAAGCGAACGAAACACCATGCCAATATCTTCTTCAGACTTGGTCTGGCACAGGTATGGATTGCACTGTTACTACTCTTTGAACTGCTCATGAAATCTCAGGCATGGTTTGATGGCTTAGTGATTGTCTACTTTATCTTTACGGCGATAACCAACTTGAAGGCAGGCAAACTCGTTAAGCAGCAACAAGCGCATCCGAGTAGCAGCGAAACAAAGACCAATCTTAGTTGAGTTAAACATTTGATCATCAAAAAGAGGAACTTCTTTCAAGAGAGGTTCCTTTTTTGCTGCTTAAGCAACCCCCCCGGTCTTACTTTTTGCCGCCAGCCGTGCTGCCGTGTGCCTGACAAGCGTAGAACCCAGCGGCATTTTTTGAGTAAAAAAAGGCCAATGTTTTAGAAAAAATACAAACTACTTTCTTAACAGTCAAGGTTAAAAAAGTAAATATAAGGTTAAAATCCACTTGCTATTTTATCCGCTCTGAGCAATGAATGTAGTACCCCAAACGAAAGGAGGCAAACGCATGGTAGAGGATAAGTTTCTGACCCAGGAGAGATGTTCACGTTGCGGTAGCCCATTGAACATCCGCACCATGAGCCGAATGAACGAAGACATTTTATGTCTAGACTGCGCGGAAGCTGAAAAAGACCATCCACGCTATCGGGAAGCTGCCGAAGCTGAACTCGAACAAGTCAAAGCCGGTAACTACAATTACCCTGGTTTGTTTGTCGATAAGAAATATCCGTTTTGAGGATAACTTATTATTGCTTATCTAATATCATCATGCAGGAACTTCGCAAGAGGTTCCTTTTTCGTTGGGGGGCCTTATGAGCACAGGTATCTTAAGAACGTTTTACGCCAGCACCGCATGGAAGAAATGCCGCGATGCTTTTTTTAATGCCAAATTTGGTCTCTGCGAAGACTGCGCTTCACCCGGTCAAATCGTTCACCACATCAAACCGATTACCGCCAGCGATGTTAGAAATAATCCTGCTCAGTGTTATGGCTGGGACAATCTGAAACTATTATGCCGGGTCTGTCATGAAAAGCACCACAACAAACGGAGCGACGGACTGAGCTTTGATGCCAATGGGGATATCGTCTTTGCAAAGGGGGCAGACCAGCATGGATAAAGAAGCTCGATCCGGTCAAATTCAAGCAGAACTCTTAGAAATGTTTAAGAACCTGCCCGCCGAACCAATGAAATTCGTTTATCCATTGATCCAGCGATTAGCCTTTATGCAGACAACATTGGAAGAATTAGAAGACGACATTAAGGCCAAGGGCACGTTTGAACTGACAAAAACTAGACCTCGCAAGTTTCGCGAGAGACCCGTGGTAAAAACCTACAATGCCATGATTAAAAACTATACGACCACCATGAAACAATTGCTCGACCGTCTTCCGGGTGAGAAAGCCGATGAGGCTGAAGATGAACTGCTGGCGTTCCTTCGGAAATAGGGTGGGGCATGGAAAATTATATCTTAGACTACTACACCAAGATCCAATCCGGTGAGGTTGTGGTCTGCCATAACATCCGGAAATTGTATGAGAAAATCGTCCACGATCTTAACACCCCCGGTGAGTATCACTTCGATCTTGACAAAGCGACACGACCCATTGAGTTTGTGGAGCGTTTCTGTAAACAAAGTAAAGGCAAGTGGATTGGGAAAATTTTTGTACTGGACCTTTGGCAGAAGGCGATGCTCCAGGTCATCTTTGGGTTTGTTGATCATGAGGGAAACCGGAAATACAACGAGGTCTTTACCCTTGTAGGTCGTAAGAATGGGAAGAGCTCCCTGCTTGCGGCTATTGGTTTATATATGCTCATTGCTGACAATGAGGGTGGCAGCGAAGTCTATTCAGTCGCTTCCAAGAGAGATCAGGCTAAAATTATCTTTTCTGAAACGCTCAACATGGTAGGGCAATCGAACAAGCTGGGCCGTCATCTAAAAAAACGCCGCACAGACATTTATTTCCCGGCAGCCTTCGGTAAGTTTGAACCGCTCTCCAGTGATAGTAACAGCTTGGATGGACTCAACACCCACTTTTGTATTGTTGACGAAATCCATGCCATCAAAGACCGAAACCTTTATGACGTGATGAAGCAGAGCATGGCAGCCAGACGGCAACCGTTGCTCTGGTGCATTACCACCGCCGGTTTTGTCCGGGAGAATATCTTTGACGCCCAGTATAAATACGCCAAAGACGTTGTCGATGGAACGGTTAACGACAAACGTTTTGTGGCGTTTTTATATGAGCTTGACCCACAGGATGATTTCAGGGATGAGTCGACTTGGCAGAAAGCCAACCCAGGACTCGGAACCATCAAAGACCTGAATTTTTTAAGCGATAATGTTAAGCGTTCGAAGTCCGACCCGGCCTTTAAGGCCACGGTGATTACTAAGGATTTTAATATTGTTGGGACAACCTCTGAAGCCTTTCTGGATTATAGCGAGATCCGTAATGAGGAAACGTTTAGCCTGGAGGAGATCAGAGATTCTTACTGCATTGGTGGAGTCGACTTATCCAGCACAACAGACTTAACTTCGGCGACCATTTTGGTTCCGAAGCCCGGTGGGAAGTTCCTTTGCCACCAAAGGTATTGGATGCCGCAAGCGACGTTTGACAAAGCGGACCATTCCAAGCAGGTTGTATATCGAGCGTGGGTGGAACGAGGGTTACTGGAATTGACACCGGGAAACCGGATTGACTACACCTATATTACTCAGTGGTTCTGCCGAATGAAGGATGATTACAGACTGTACTTTCAATCCATTGGGTTCGATAATTGGAATTCAACGTACTGGGTCAAGGAAATGGAACAAAATGGATTTAATGGATTAATGGAGGTCGTCATCCAAGGAGCTAGGACGTTAAGTCATCCCTTAAAAAACTTAGGCGCGGATCTGGCGATGAAAAAGATCAACTATAACAAGAATCCCATCTTGGAATATTGCCTCTGCAATCTTGGAGTTATCTATGATAGGAACAATAACATCACGCCGGTTAAAACGGCTTCACGTGGATTTATAGACGGCGCGATGAGTCTTTTAGATAGTTTCGTTGTGTATGAAAACCATAAAGAATTACTGGATAGCTTAATCTAGAAGGTGGTGATGAGACTTGCCCAGTTTCCGGTCCATGTTCGGTTCTATTTTTGGAAAGGCAAAGAAGAACCCACAGAACTTAAAGTTCTTTAAACTCTTAAATGGGTATATCCCAACGGTTTCCAATACGACCAATAGTGAGGCCTATTATAATTATTTGTTTCGTGCTTGTCTCCGGGCCATCGCTACCCACGTAGCCAAGGCGGATATAAAACACATTCGGTATGTGGGCGGCGACACCATTCCTCAAGACAGCGATATTGCCAATATACTCAGTGGCCAGCCGAATCCGTTCATGAACTCTACGGAGTTCATTTTTAAATTGGCCACGAATTTACTCATCCATAATAACGCGTTTGTTTATATAAAACAGGATGAAAAGGGTAATATCCAAGGCTTCTATCCCCTCAATTCCAGCTTTGTAACGTATATGGAATCCAGCGAAACCGGGATGGATGACACAGGGAACCTCTTTGTGAAGTTTAATTTCCGGGGAGGTCAAGAAGTTATCGCTCCGTTTGAACAAATCATTCATGTAAAACGCGATTATTTTGAGTCCGATCTTATGGGAAGTTACAACGATAATGCCCTATATCCCCTTCTCCAACTGACCAACACGGTACACAACGGGATCATCAACGCCGTGGCAAATGGACCAGCCAATATTCGTGGAGCCCTTCATTTTCAGGGTACATTAAAAACCGCTGACTTAATCGCCAAGCGGGATGAAATCTTGGGTAAGTTTTTTGACCTGCAGAATAATTCAGGAATCATATTCACGGATTCGCAAACGGGTGAATTCAAGCCTTTCGAAAACAAAGCGATTCTTCTGGATGCTGCGCAGATGGAAATCATTGAAGAGCAGGTCTTTGGGTATTTCAATTTAAACAAAAATATTGTGTTCTCAAATTATACCGAAGTGCAGTTTGATGGTTTCTATAATAGCGTTGTTGCTCCAATTCTTAAACAGTTTTCGGAAGCGTTCACCTATAAAGTTTTTACAGCCCGCGAAAGAGGGTACGGCAACCGGATTATATTTACCTCTAACAAACTGGCCCATGTGAGTGATGCCACCAAAAGCCAGATGTGTCAGTATGCTGCTCCACTTGGAATTTTCACCCAGAATGAACTACGGGAGTTGTTCGGTTTAGCGCCTATGCCCGGAGGAGAACGGCGCGTGGAAAGTCTCAACTTTGTCAATGTGGATGTCAAAGATGAGTACCAGTTAACCATGGCTAAGGGCACGACACAACCTAGCAACAACGAAACCCAACCGAAGGAGGCTGTGCCTAGTGAGGCATCACCGGGAAACAGTGAGCAGGCCTAAAGAACAGTTCCGATCCCGCTGGCCTCGGCCTCCCAATAACATCATTAACTCAACCAAAACACGGGAGGTGATAGGAATGAAAAAGAGCACAATGGATGAATCGGAGAGTACTGACATGATGCTCGAAGAAAATCAACGTTTCCGGAAAGGCGATGTTGAATATCGCTCAATGGAACTGCGGGCCAGCCTTATTGATCCACCCGAAGGTCAGTCGGTCCTGAAAGTATTGGAAGGCAGAGCGATTGTCTTTAATAAAGCAACACCACTCTTTCAGGATGACGATGGGACCACGTATTATGAGCAAATCCATCAGGATGCTTTAAAGGGTGTCGACCTATCCAATGTTGTACTGAAGTACAATCACTCCGAACATGTCCCGCCTTTAGCCAGTACCAAAGCCGGAACCTTAGATTTGAGAGTGGATAACCAAGGGCTTAACGTGACAGCCAGAATGGCCAACACCACTCAAGCCAACGATATTCACGAATTGGTACGATCGGGGCATCTAGATAAGATGTCCTTTGCTTTTACAGTGGCTAATGATGCTTACGATACCAAAACCAGAACTCGAACTATTTTCAAGTTTGATAAGATGTATGACGTTTCGGTCGTCGATTTCCCAGCCTATGAAGAAACATCGGTCTCCGCCCGTAATTATGTTCAGGCTCAGCAAGAATTAAGGCGTAGAGAACAAGAACAATTAGAACAAACGAGACTGGAACAAGAGCGACAGGAGCAGGAGCGCAGAGCACAGGAAGCCGAACTTCAGCGCCAACAGCAAGTGGAGGAACGGAAAAAGCAGGAGCAAGAAGCCTACGAAAAACAATTGAAACGGTTACGTTTAAAGACACTCCTTTAAAGGGTGTCTTTTTATTTTCCCCAATAGAAAGGATGAACTAAATGTACAAACGCCTCAAAGAAATTGAAAGCCGTAAAGCCGAGATCCGGGGACTCATCGAATCCGGTGACGATTTGGATGCTCAAGCGATCTCCGAGGAATTGGAAAGCTTAAGTCAAGAAGAGAGAGGAATCCTGGATAAAATAGAACTCCTGCAAAAAGCCCAGTCCGGCCAAATTCCAGACTTAAAGCCCGTTGAGGAGCGAACCTTCAGTGGTCATGGCGGTCTGTCTCCGGCAGAATACCAGATGTATGAAGCCAGAAAGTCCAGAGATTATCGTCACGCCTTCTTCAAAATGCTGCAATGCGGTAAAGGTTCCTTATCAACGGAGGAGCGCGGCATCCTACAATCCGGGAATGCCATCGGTAACGGCAGGAATCTTGCCGAACTTCGTTTTACTTCGGATACCTCCAGTGCCGGGGCAGCGATTCCTCAAATCACCTTAGATACCGTCATCCAAAAGATGCTTATCACGTCGGCCGTCTATCCGTTTATCTCTAAGTACAACCTGAAGGGCAATCTCAAAGTGCCCGTTGAAAACGTCTTTGGTGATGCGGCCTGGACGGCAGAGGGAACGGTGGCTGATCCCGGCAATGATAGCCTGGGTGGATTGCTTTTGTCGGCTTATGACTTGATAAAGACGGTAAAAGTATCGCGCGTGGTAGAGCAGCTTTCGGTAGATGCTTTCGAAGCCTATATTGTGGACAAGCTGTTCCGAAAAATTATGGTGTCAATTGAAAACGCGGTCTTAAACGGCATCGGACCCACCGCCAATCAGCCTACAGGAATTCTTAACGCTGTTACCTGGGGAGCAAACAATAGCCTCGCCTATGGCAAAGATCTAACCAAACTGACCTATGATACCTTTACAGCCTTAAAAGCGAAGCTGGTTGCCCCTTATCATCCGGGTGCTTACTGGGTCATGAACACCAACACGTTGTATTCAGGGGTTTGCGCCATCAAAGATGCCCTGGGACGACCCATCTTCCTGGAGAATCCGCAGTGGGGACTGACCACTGACAGTAACGGCGGAAACCAAACGGATTACAGCAAATCGGCCATTGTCGGACGAATCCTGGGCAACCCAGTGATTATGTCTCCCTATATCCCTGATGGGAGTATTCTTTTTGGAGACCTCCGGTTTTATCACTTTAACTTGTCGGTTGACGTTTTGATCGAGAAATCCTATGAATATGGCTTTGCCTCAAACGATGTTTGGTATAAAGGCTGGTTGTTGGCAGATGGCGGGATCTCCCAGCAGGAAGCTTTCGTACTCGGTAAACTCGGTTAATAGGGGAGGTAACACATGTCGATAGCAGCTATGAATCCTTTTATGGGTGAACTGATTCAAACCTCGGCACCTGGGATTACTTGTTCCTGGGGCCAAACTGCAGTCTATAAGCAGTCCCCGGCAGCTCCAAGTAATACAGCGGTGCTTGCTTTAACAACGCTGACCGCACAGATTCAGACGATCACATCAGGAATCACTAATCCGGATGTGGCGCGCAATCTTATCGTTAAGGGTGCCATCTCCGCATCCACCGGGAATGTCGTAATCAAAGGCACAGACCTTGGGGGAAATAGTATCACGGAAACCATCGCCTTGAGTGGGACCTCAGCGGTTGCTGGGCTGAAAGCGTTTGCTGCGGTAACAGAGATTGACCTACCGGTCTCCGCCGGTTCCGGAGATGGAGTGAGTGTTGGAGTGGGCTCAAGTTTAGGGCTGCCCTATTTATTAACAGAAAATACCGTGCTGATGGCCTTTAACAATGGGGTTAAGGAAGCAACTGCCCCGACGGTTATTCCCGATCCGGTGAATATCTGCAATAATACCATAACGTTAGCAAGTCCATTGGCAGGAAACCCTGTTTCAGTTTATATCATCATTCCGGGGTAAGGGAGGACTATCCCATGGCTATCTTGGATGATGTTCGTTCCTACCTGAGAATCGATGCCACGGATACGTCCTTCGATGGGGAAATAGAGGATCTGATCAGTGCCGTTCAAAGCGAACTTACCGACCTGGGAATTAATCCTGCGTTGGTAAGTTCGGCTACTGATCCGCTGATCAAAAAGGCCATTACCACCTATTGCAAGGCTAACTTTGGTTATGACACAGATAATGCTGAAGCCTTTCAAAGTGCTTATGAAAAGCTAAAAATCTACCTCATGAATTCCGGGACGTATCAGGCGGTGAGCAGTGTATGAACTTTGATATGCGCAGTTCCATTACACTCCAGGCTCGACCGACTGGTCAGAATCCGATTGGTGGTACACTTCCGTTGGTGGACGTCGCCACCTTTCGGGCGGCCTATGTGCCGAACAATGGTCGAATGTATCCCGGAGCAGGTCAGATTCATACAGAAACAGACTGTGAATTTCGGATGCGGTATAGTCCACTTCCCCAACCGGGGATGTATGTACGGTTTAACAACAACACCTATTATATCCAAACCGTCGATGATGAAGGCGGCCTGCATCGGGAGCTTCGGATCATCTGCAAGTTAGAAAAGTAGGTGGCGGAAATGTCAGAATCAACGATTGAAGGCCTTGATGAACTGATGGCTAAATTTAAGCAACTGGAGGATGTCCCGCAGACTGTTGTAACGAGTGCCGCTAAAACTGGGGCAACCATGGCCCTGAAGTTTGCCCAAGCGAATCTTCAGCCCAGAAACGGATCCTTTTTAGGCCGCCAGGGCAAAACCGAACAGCACCAAGGCGGAGATCTCATGAAGGCTCTGAAACTAAAGGCAGAGCGATCGTCCAAAGGCAAAAAGGTCTACAAAATCACCACAACATGGTACGCGCAATTTGCCGACTTAGGTTTTACAACAAGAAATGGTAAGAAGATTGAAGGCAGTCACTTTCTTAAGTATGCGTTGACAGAGCATTACGACGAAATAAAGAATGCCATCCTTGAAGAACTCTCCAAAGGCATTGATAAGGCAGTTCTAAATAAGATCTAAAAAATGGTGGAAGAAGTCTCCTATTGCCGCGGGTATGTATTCCCTAAACACCATATCTCTTTGGTGCCACATAAGAACTTCTTCCTTAGATAATAGTATTCCTTGATTGAACATTTGTGATAAACCATTAGCGTGGTGATTAATATCCTTGAAGACGGTTTGTACTCTCTCATGAAAGCGAGTATCCCAGACTTTCAGTCCGGCAGTGATTATAACATGTACTATATTGCTGTCCTTGATCCCGTTCCAACACCGTATTGCGTCTTTCGCCGCTATAAGCGTGAGCCGGAGATGGATTTAAGTTCAAGCTATAAAATGCTTATCAGCAGTTACATGGTTGAACTTTATCACGATGATTCCTGGGCGCTCCTCGATTTACAAAAACGCATGCGCCATCTCCTAGAAACCTTGCCACTGTCGACAGTAGGCGGTGTTTTTGTTCAGAGTTTAGAAGTCCAGGACGATTTTCACACCATGCCGCCTCTGCTGCAGGAAGTAAGAACTCGAGTGTTCCAGGGAGTCTTAGATTTCGAAATCACTCACCAGCCCGAGTAAGAAAGGAGCGATGTCATGAGCAATGTCGCGAGTGGTATCGGTGCCAAATTAACGGTTGGAGCCACGGCTATCGGCACGATTACCAAGATCACCAGTCCCCAGATGAAACGAACATCCATTGACGTAACCACGTTGTCCAGTCCGAATGGTTTTAAACAATTCATTGCCGGACTCGCTGATCCCGGAAAGTTCACGGTAGAAGGCTTCTTTGACACCTCAGATTCCGGCCAAAATTTACTCTACAACAAGTTCGTAAGCAGCACCATCGACACCTATACGATCACCTTTCCTTCGATTACCGGAGCGAGTTGGACGGCCAGTTGCTTTATTGACGAGCTAGACCTGGCTGCCAACGTTGACATGACGAAACCGTTAGATTTTAAAGCATCATTTCAGGTCTCCGGTCAGCCGAGTATTGGAACCACGATGACTTCCGGGCTGACTGGTTTAACCCTAACCGGAACCAGTGGCACCCTGTCACCGACCTTTGCGAATGGGACAACTTCCTATGCCTATACGTTTACAACATCAACCGCTATTACAGTCACACCGAATGGTTCCACCCAACAGCAATATACCTTGTATGTTGATGGGGTAAGCCAAGGAACGTTCAACACTGGCTCTGTTTCACCGACAATTGCCTATGCAACGGCAGGAACAACTCATAAACTTGATTTGGTCGTTTCAAACTCAGGATTTACTCCTGTAACGTATAGCATTATTGCGGTTCGAACGTCGTAGTTTAATTAATTTTTTCTTCCTATTATATAGGGCATTAATGGAGGTAAAAGAATGTTACCTGTTATCTATAAATTAGACCAAGACCGAACCCTTAAACTGGGGTTCCGAGGGATAGCTCGCTTAGAAAAAGTCTTTGGAGCCAACGTGGACAAATGGAATCTCAAAGAACTTTCTTTTGAACAAATTGCAGAAATTCTGGCCGAGGCACTGCGCCGTGAGATACCAGATATTACTGCCGATAAGGTAATGGACCTGGTTGATGACTACAGCGACATTAATACGGCGATAAAAAAGACCTTTGAATGTATTAATGAGACTTTCGGAAAAAACGAGGAAACGGCGGTGGAGAAATCTCAGACAACACCGCCGGAGGTCGTGAACTAGAGTGGGATTGGGATGAGGTTTATAAAGATGCCATCCGGGCTGGGATTCGTTCGAGTGAGTTCTGGGAGTTAACACCTGCCGAGTACAACCTCATCATGGAAGGCTATAAGGAACAACAACAAGAAACTATGTATCATGATTTGAGAAACGCTTATTATACCGGTTGTTTTGCCCAGGTTGAAAAACCGAAGGAACTCTACGATAAAATTATTGAAAGCATCGAGTCCAAGCCGCAAAGTGGGGAAGAGATGTTTCATTTTCTTAAATCCATGGTATCTGGGAATGGGAATACCCAAGCATATCCTTTTGATTCTCAGTTTACGATACCACTGAAGCTCACGCCAGCCTTTGACGTGGGTGTTTTTAGTTATATATATTCCATGGATGAGGATAGTTTGGAGCTTTGTCTTCCCGATGTTTCATTATCTTTGAACGGTGAATTATTAAAGCCAGCCAATGGTATCTATCATCTTAAGCCAGGACTAGTAAAAATCAACTATGGCGGCCAAGTCTACACCATCATGCTCGTAAAAACCAGTAGCCGGGGAGGGAGGTAGAAAAATGGGAAACACTGTTGGTAACATTATTGCCCGTATTGGAGCCGACTCCTCTCAACTTTCTGAGGAATGTAAAAAGGCGAGCAATACGATTCTCACCTTCAAGGACGAATCCCTGGCTGCACTCAAATCTTTCGGCCTTCCGCATATCAGCAGCACAAATCTGGTGGAAGCGATTCAGTCGGGTCAACGGGTTGTCGTTAACTTTTCCCAAGAAGCCGGAGAATCCTTGGCCCAGTTCCAACAACGTGTTCGAACCGTCTTTGAAGAGGCGGGCATCGATATTACCGAGTACGAGAGGGTTCTGGAAAACGCCAATCAAGTTCATGCAGAATTTGCCAAAGGAGCCGTCAAGAACTTTCAGGCTGTAGCCAATGCAGCCGAAGAAGTGAACAATAAAGCCGAGGAAATCAGGGAATCCCTGGGCCAATCGTTTACCGGAATCACAGCGAATATTGGTGCCTTTAAAGATTCTGTCGTTAAGGCTTTTCAGACGCTGGGTGATGACAGCGCAACGGCTGGGGAGAAGTTCGGAGCCGTAAGTAATGCTGTGGTCGATGGCTTTGGTTTAATGACCGGAGCCGTTGAAGTCTTTCTGGCGGTAGAGCTTATTAAAAAAATCGGCGAATGGATTGATGAGTTAAAAGATCTTGCTGCCGAAACTCAGGATGTCGAGCAGCGCTTTGCTGCTTCCTTAGGACCAATGGAAGATAAAGCTAACGAGTTTGCTGAAAGCTTAAGTAAATCCTATGGCATTTTGGATACCACGATCAAAGATCAAATGTCTAAGGAATATATGAACACCCGGATGTTGGGCTTTGATCCCAATCAAGCCGAAGAGATGTCTGAGCATCTGACGCAATTATCCTATGATCTAGGCAAACTGCGTGGGGAAGATCCCTCCCAAGTGTTTCAAAGTTTGCAGACAGGCATGGAAGGACAAACCAGAGGGTTACAGTCCCTGGGCATTCGCATCACAACAACGGATCTAAAGAACCGGGCCTTGAGTGAAGGACTCATTAAACAAGGTCAGACGATGACCGATGCCCAAACGTCTTTGATGGCCTACCAGGAAATCATGGAAAAAACCCAGGGTATCATGGGCTATTACAAAACTACCGCCGATGATATTTCCACCCAACAAACGAAGCTCAATGCCGGTTGGCAGGCCATGAAGGAAAAGCTGGCTGAGGATTTGACGCCCGCCTTCACCGGTTTGCTCCGAGTCCTTAATTTTGTAGCTTCCGGTTTTGAAGACTTCGTCGGGTTAATGGGTACAGCGATTCAGTATATTTCCCTGTTTGCTGAGGATGCTTATTCTGCGGTTCACGACATCCTCTCATTAAATTTTGGACAAATAAATGCTGATTGGACTAATAATTATAATTCTATTTTTAACAGTACCGAAGCCGCCAAGCAGTATGGTGATGCCTTAAACGATGCCATGAATGCGACGAATGGTCAGGACCAGGCTCAGAAGAATTTAAACAAATCGGTGAATGCAAATACGATGAGCTTTGACCAGCTCCACAATATCACCAATGCCGGAACCGGTGCGGCTTTAGCTCAGGCCGATGCTGTGAACAACCTGGCGAATGCCTTGGGCAATCTTAAGAACAACACGGATCTCAGTAATGTAACCAACAACTCATCAAAAGGTGTTGTTATTCCTGTTTCCTTTAAGGTTCCACCGTTTCCGCCCATAGCACCACCTCCTGCGGTGAATGTTCAGCTCGGCCTAATCAATAATTTAGAGCCAGCTCTTTCTCAGGCCGAGAATGCCGTTAAAACCTTTAATCCAGCGACGGTCCTGATTCCCCTCGGCATCAAAAATAATTTAGAACCGTCTTATTCTCAGGCGGAATCAAAACTCCGGGGATTTTCACCGGCTTATGTCAATGTTCCGATTTCAGTCATAGGCCAGGCCGCCTTTGTTTCAGCTCTGGACTATCTGGAGAATCAACTGAATGTTTGGCGATTGCAAACCTCGACGCTGTTCACCCAGGTCCAGAACATTATATCCTCCTGGGAGGTCAATGCCGCGACAACCTTTGCAAAGGCTCAGACGGTCATTTCTACCTGGACAACCCAGACAGACAACAGAATCACTCAGTGGGCTTCTGCACTATCGAGTAAGTTTTCCGGAGCCTATAACGATGTCATATCTGTGACCAATCAATGGGCCAGATTGGTTGGTGATGGGGTATCGTCAATGGTGGCAACGGCTGGAACGGCAATAAGCACATTTGCTAATAACCTCCATAACGATATGAACAATGCGTTTAATGCAACGGAGCAGATGGCGGTGTCTTGGGCTAACGCATTGGGACAAACTATAACGGCTGCGGTGAATCAGGCCGTAGGAGAAATGAGTCAATTGTCAGCCATGGCGGGACAGGCAATACCCAATCTACGAATGACAGCCTGGCAAAATGTGTCCGGGGCCTATCAAGCGGTGGCTAGTTGGGCAGAAGATAACAAATCATGGCTCGTACCTTTGGGTGCTGCAGCAGCCGGTGTCGGTTTGACCATCGCTACAGGCGGGACCGATTTGGTTGCCGGTGGAATGGCTGCAGCAGGTTCAGCTTTGGCAGGTATTGGGGCCGCCATTCCGGCGATGGCTTCTGGGGGGATTGTTACAGCACCACAATTGGCCATGATTGGGGAAGCCGGACCGGAGGCGGTCATTCCGTTAGAAAAATTGGGGAGCTTGATGGGTTCCAGTAACTCAGGAAGTGCCGGAGGGAATGGCCAAAACAGTGGAGCTCAACCCATTCAGGTTACTATTCAGTTAGATGGTCGTACTCTGGCGAGGACACTTTATTCTTATAACGTTAATGAGAATGACCGAATTGGCACCATGATTGGCTATAATTCCAGTTACAATCTTCCCAAGTAGGAAGTGAAACTATGGCGAATACATTAACTGTCAATGGGACGGCGTTGCCGGAACCGCAAAAAATCACCAATAATCTCTATATGATTGGAGATTCAAAACGAAATGCAGCCGGGACCATGAACCTCCAATATATTGCCAATAAACGAAAATATAACATTCAGTGGGGGACCATGAGCGCATCCCAATTAACCACGGTCATTTCCCAACTTAAATCATCGACCCCTCAGTTTTCTCTCACGGTTCTGGATCCTGGTTTAGCGGGTGGCAGCTATACCGGGACTTTTTATGCCGGTGATTTGGCCTATGATGATGTGAAGATTGATTCGTTCGGTAACGTGGTGTTTAACAATATTAAGATTGATTTAATCGAGTGTTAAAAGGGGAGGGCTTTACCCATGCTGAACGTCAGCCAGAAGTTCCATGATCATATAACGAAATTTCCGAGGGCCATTTCATCGATGGTGGAATTTGATATGGTGGACGTGACGGCACAGGGTAATTGCACAGCAAGCTCAAACTCTGTTGAGGCCGTGGGGGCGGTTTCACAGGTCGCCGATGGGATGACTCAACCGGTCAGAAAATACATGAGCGAGGAGCAGAATTATTTGCGCCTCGACGGTAGTTTCTTTACACCGCCAAAGAACACTGATTTGGACACTAGTGATTCGATAGGTTGGTGGAGTTCGATGGTATCGGATGCTTCGGCTAAGTTTCCTGCGTCAAGGCCACAGCTCACGCTCACGTTTTCGGAACCCTTCACAAGTCCTGGGTTGACCTTCATTTTTTCACCGTTGACCGGGGACTATTGCGCGGAGGTTCATATCGTTACAACCGACGACGGAAATAATGTCAATAGTTACTTTGCTTTTCCCGATGCTCCGTCATACTTTTGGAGTCAACAGTTGAATAATATTACTCAGCTCGATATAACATTTTATTCCACGAATTATCCTTACCGAAGGGTGAGGGTTGCCGAGATTCTTTTTGGTGAACAGTTCCTATGGTCCGGTGACAATATTTTCGATTTAGATGTTCTGGAGGAATTTGACCCTCTGGTTAATAGTGCGCCCCCCAAAGAGGCTAGGGCTACTGTTGCCAACAACCTAAATAATTTTAATATCTATTTTCATAACCTGCAGAAAAAACAGGTCATGAAACCCTATCTTACGCTCTATTATGATGACGGTTCTTTTGAGACGGTCCCTTTGGGAACCTACTATCTTTATAACTGGCGAAACGATCAGAACTTCATCTCATCCACACTTTATGCTCGAGACCTTCTAGACCTACTCTCCGGAACCATCTTTTATAAGTACACGTATTCCGGGGACCCGGTTTCCCTTTATGATTTGGCGATTTCAATCATTGAAGATTTCAAGTCTCAAACGAGATTAAATGTCGAGTATGTGATGGATACTGCGTTGCAATCCATTACCACCACCGGGGTTCTTTCGGCCTTGAATCATCACGATGCTTTGATGTATGTCGCTCAGGCCGGTTTGGCTGTTCTCTATGTGGACAGATACAATGTGATGCGGATTACCCAATCCAAAAGTCAGGCACCGCTCACCCCAATGCCGTACACCGGCGAGCTAGCGTTGGACATGCAGGAAACTTATCCAAAAGTAGCCATACAAGACCCCTATAATTACTTCACCATCAATGTTTACTCCAATTCCCTGAGTACAAATACAGACACACTCTACACCGGGGCCGTGGCTGTTGATGGCGATTTAAGTATTTGGGTTAAGTATGCAAACCCTGCGAGTTCATCCTCATGTTCATGTTCGGTGGAAGGGGCCACCTTATTAAGCGTGGATTATTACACCGATTCAGCGTATGTGACGATCAATGGCTCCGAGAATGCCACAATAACCATCACGGGCAATTCTGTGAGCAGCTCGGTTCTGCAATCGGTCCTGAATATTTCGGGTTCTCAACCCTTGAATGAGGTCGATTTGGATAACCCCTTGATTACTTCTCCGGCGATGGCCGCTGCCGTATTAAATTGGTACGCGTCCGAGTGTGGAAACGTCTATTTATATGAAGTGGAAAGCTGGATGGACCCCAGCATGGAGTGTGGGGACGTTATCTTTTGGGATTCTCAATACGCCACAGAAACGAAACAGGCCAAGATTATCCGTCAGGAATTTCGCTTTGATGGCACCTTATCCGGTACGATCAATGGTAAGGGGTGGCCCTAGTGGATTGTCGGTCCACTATAATTCCGGTTTTCTTTTATCAAATAGTTCCTTTAGGAGCACCAGTTCATCTATCGGACTCATGGCATCTGGCTTAATCGGTTCCATGAGTGATTTAAGTAATTATGGATTTAATCTTTTCATCAGTGTTTCCGGCCTGCTTTCCTCCGAGAGTCATCTTTTAAACTCCAGTGTAACGCTTACTTTGTATAAGTTGGGTAATTTGCACTCATCAAGCTCAGTCACCAATCTTGGTTATAATCTCAAGGTCAATGTTGCCGGTGGGGTCCAGTCCTCATCATCCTTACTGAATTCTGGCGCGGTTCTTTATGTTCATACTTCCGGTTATCTTGATTCCTCTAGTTCCTTGAGCGATAACGGTTTATATTTGTACGAAGATAAGACCGGGTCCTTTGACTCTTATTCCTTTGTTTCAAATAATGGGTTGACGTTATTCGTAGATAAGAGTGGTAACATTGGCTCGACGAGTTCACTTTCGGATTCCGGCGAAACCATGACCTTATTTAAATCCGGCGCGATCAGCGCCCAGGGTTTGCTCACGAATGCTGGTTTATCTCTTACTGTTTATAAATCCAGCTCAGTCCTGTCAACCGGTGCTTTGACTAACAGTGGTTTGTCGCTGCTACTCAACGCAGCAAGTTCTGTTTCTTCAGCCGGCATTGTTTCAAGTAATGGACTCCATTTATATCTCTATAAATCGGGCGTTATCTCATCGGGCAGCTCTGCTTTCGTTAATGGGTTAACGCTTTATTTATATAACTATGGTTCAGTTATGTCCAGGAGTTCACTTTCCAATAATGGCTTAACTAGTTACGTTCATGGTTTAAGTTCCATTAGCTCACGGAGTGGATTATCCAATACTGGCTTGACAGTTATGGCTCATGTTTCCGGTTTAATTGGCTCTCAAGGAACGGTTTCTAATCATGGCCTTAAGAAGATCGATCACGTTTCCGGCCCAGTTCTTTCGGTGAGCATTATGTCTAATAATTCAATGAGAGTTATCCTTCATAAATCCGGGACCATTAGTGATATAAGCTCATTGACGAACTCTGGAGTCACGATCATCATTCCCGTGGTCCTCACGAACGCCGACGAAGAGCTTTATGTCGGTCAGAACTTCAACGTTGCCGGTATGACCTGGTGGCGGAACTAATGATCAGAAGGAAGGAAGATTCTTAATGCCATTCACCTATTATGTTGACAATGCCCTGATTCAGCTCTTATTTAATGGTACGACGTTCACCGCATTGTCGAATGTTTACATCGGGCTTTCTACGACCACGCCTTCCCAAACCAAAGGCTCCACGACGCCTTATTGGAACTTCACCGAACCTTCCGGGAACGCTTATGCTCGGGTCCAGGTCGGAGCAACCACGGCCAATTTTCCGGCTCCGACAACTGGTTCGACTTCAAATAATGTAACCATTAGCTTTCCCCAGGCCACCGGTTCTTGGGGAACCGTTACCTACTTTGGAATCTTCGATGCGTCAACCGGGGGCAACCTTTTGGGTTACGGTGCTCTCAATACTTCCCAAACCATCATATCGGGAAACGTATTGACCTTCTCTGCAAATCAAATCACACTTTCTAATAACTAAGGTGGTGGGATTGGATGTCTTGGCAAACTCCAAAAACTGATTGGAAACCCACGGATTATTTTAACTATACGGATTTTAATCGAATTGAGGGAAACGTCGAGGAGATTGCTTCTCTTCTTTTCATTTGTGGGTTCAGTCTTTCCCTGGTCATCGTGACCACTCGTGACTATTCGACGATTGATTTTTATGACTCTCTTAATCGGATTGAGTCTAATGTTCAGGCTCTTGTTGATTGTTACGGTGTGGCTCCGGCCAATTGGATAGAACCAAAGACGGACTGGACTTTTGATGTTCCTTTTTCCAATGTTGACACCAATCGTATGGAATCCAATCTTAACGGTCTTTACCAACTGGTGAAGTCATCCGTTATTGAATACCCTATGTGCGGTCAATCCCTGAGTATATGCGGATTGGGCTGGTACAACTGATGGAGGAGATTGAGGTAATATGGCTTTAAGTTATACCAAGACGGGGTGGCAGGACCGGTTATCTTCTAACCCTGGACAATTCACAGCCACCGGCACAGTTCCGGGAACCATCACCCTTCAATTAAACGATAACCCGACTCAAACTGGGACACCGGTTACGGCGGCGGCCATGAATAATATTGAAAATGGTGTTTCTCAAGTTACAACCGAAGTAAACAACCATGAAGCAAACCATTCTAATCCCCACGCCGTGACACCGGGACAGATTGGTGCGGCTCCGAGTGGGTATGGCTTTGGAGATGCTGACACACCATCAATTTCTGATATGAACAGTCCTAAATCAAATTCAGTCCAGTGGTTCGGTAATACAACACCGAATATTCCCGAGGCGACCTGGGGGCATGTTTCATCCTTTAGTCCGGACGGTGGGAGTAATATCACTCAGATGGTTTTGACGACCACGACGAACCGTGTCTGGATGAGAACAAAAGTGAACGGAACATGGGGTGGCTGGATTGCGGTTCAAACGGCAAACACTCCACCTGTTCTGACGAACTCAACCAGTGGTGTTCAATATTATCTTAAATACGACAGTGGCGGTTTGTATTTGCAACAAGTTTGATCGTTGGGAGGTATGAATACGTGGCAAGTGGGGATATCATCAGACTCGGCGGGACAAAATGGAATCCACTTCGAGCATCGGGGCAGGGCATAACACCGACTTCAAGTTCAGTCAGTCTGCAGCAAATTCTTAGCGTTACCGGAGCCGGGTATGTTGATTATATTCAATTCAATAATGGCGGCACTCAGTACCAAGTGATCGTTGACGGCAGCATCATTTATTGGGCTTCAGCCTATCCAACAGTGCTTACAACCACAAATCATATTGTAAATTACGAAACGGTGTATTCCAGTCCTAATACCTATTATTATATCGATACGGTTTCTTGGACTGGCGGGCAACGAATACAAACCGGCGAAACCACAAGTTATGGATACAGCTCGTCGTTTGCTAGTGCTACGTTCTCGAGCTCTTACCAAAGTTCAGGGGGGCCAATCGCTTATTTGACACAGCCTATTTATTTTAATTCAAGTCTGGTCATAAATGGTCAAGGGTATTATAAGGTGGGCAGATGTTGCCCGTCTAAAGCATATCCCGCGCTTGCCTATGTAGAGGGAGGGTTATATTAACATGAACGGATATAAAGAAACCCAAGACGGTGATTATATCGTCAGAACCTATGACAATGGAGCACAGATTCGCAGTTTAGCTCCGGACGGCAAGGAACCAGGAATTATACAAATCCCTGATACGATCCCGAAGAACAACACGTCGGATGATTTGACAACGTTAATGACTGCGGTTGCTGATTTATATTCCGCTTTAGTCGCTGCGGGGGTGATAAAGAATGGTTGATTTGTTTGTCAGACTGATCATCTTACAAATTAAAACATTTGCTGAGGTGCCGTCCATTTTGCAAACCGATGTTCACAATGAGCTTCAAAAGCAAGGTTACGGTGATGATGGAAACCTTCTTAAAAAAGCGTAACTATACCGAGGACGGGGTTATTCTTAGAACTTCGCCTTTTATTTTTGGGGAGGATAAAATTGATGGCCTTTGATACCTTCACAATTATCCTGAGTAATTATTGTAATCTTCGTTGCCCATTTTGCCTTCAGGCAGCTTCCGTCGCTGATGACGAGGTTTCCGCAGTAGACCTGATTAAATTTCTTTCTAAGTATCCGCTTCGGACATTGAAATTAACAGGCGGGGAGACTTTATCTGGGCCGGTTTTTCCTAAAACAAAATTGCTCTATGATTATGGGATTTCCAGAGGTGCAAGTATTCAGGTGAATACAAATGGGACCTTTGCGTTTAACGATAACCCCGACAAAGATTTACTAATGTTTCAGGTGAGCCTGGATGGTTTAAAGACCAAGCATGATTCTATTCGTGGCAAAGGGGTATTTGATAAGGCCATTAAGTTCATAAAAACCCAGCAAAAGCGCGGTTACAAACTAAAAATAATGAACGTCATAACGCCGGAAACAACAACCGGTGAATTAGGGGAGTTCGTAGATTATTGCCTGAGTACATTGAACATCCGGCCACACTTTCAGTTTGCCGCTCCTGTGGGGAGAGCAGTCGGTTTGAGACATGCTTTCGATCTAGAACGGATAAATTCCACGGTTGAATTTCTAATCGATAAAGGCTGCGATGAAACCACACGGCGTATTGCCTTTGTCGGTGATTGCTCGATTCCCCAGGGAAGGTCGAGTAATTTAGGAATTGATCATCACGGCAATCTCATTTCATGCCCCATCCTTCAAGACTACAAAATCGGAACCATTTACGAGGACTTGTCCGATTCAAAAATTCGCCAGAGGTTTGCTCGCTCCAAGGTCTCAAGATGCACATGCACATTCCCCCAATAAAAGGAGAGATTAGACGTTATGACCTTTGCGAGTTTTGGCTTGAATCTGGATCTGTTTTCTGCTTTGTTTTTTAATGTGCTTGTCATGCTTTCCTTAACTACAATGATATTAGGGCTTCAAAAAACCGGAGGGTTGGTCTATTTAACCAAACCGTTTGATAGGTTCAAAACGTCGCGTTCTCAAGCCATCGCCTGGTTCGTTTTATCGGTGGTTTTTTCCGGCCTCACGACGAACTTGATTTTAGCCAATATCCTTATTCCAATGGCTGTTGTTTATGCCAAAGAGCGAACTATGGATCCGGTGGAGTTGAACCTCGCGGTCCTATTAGGAATCCTGGCGGGTACAGAATTTTTTCCTTATGGCGGCGGGGATACGATCATCGAGAACACGTTAATCAGTCATGATCTCCATCGACCTTTAGGACTTCTTACCTGGGGCCAGATGATGTGGGTACCGACCATTTTGGCCTGTTTGATAACCGGCTTGTGGCTGGCCTATAAGGTTGTTAACAATAAAACACTCACGGAATTCAAGACCGAGGTTCGCGGATCCGCAGCGATGTTGATGGAATTCATGTTATTGATTGCCGGTGTTTATTTAACGTTTCGCACGAAGCTTCAGGGATATGTGGTTCTCGTCGCGTTCCTTTCGGCCCTTGTATCCAGGCTCCCCGCAGCCAAACTTAAAACACTGCCATTCAAAGCAATTATTTATTGGTCCTTGAGTTTGATCCTGGGGAAGATCCTGAGTGTTCTTTTAAAAACCCATGTTCATTTCACAATTCCAAGCAATGTTTACTCCTTCGGGGGTATTTTCTTATTTATAGCGGTTGTCTTCATGATTTCTAATTTCCTGACGAGAAGTGCTTTATCGTCAATGATCATGCCTTTGGTTTTGGCGAGTGCGGTCCCGGATAAACTTTGGTTATCGGCTTTGGCGATTAAAAGTTTTTCTCTGGGGTATCTGTTGATATTCTCTGACTCAGCCAATGTCGTTTCAGTCGGTTATGGGCTAAGGCAATCAAAACTATTGAGAATCGGTTTGCCGATTGCCCTGATGCAGATGGCGGCCTATATCCTATATTTCTATTTTACAAAGACAGTTTTGACACCTTAATCCAGGGTGCCATTTTTTTAGCCGGGGGGAGGGCCTAAAAATGCAAGAGCAAGATTTTGCGGATTTAGCCACCAGAATCGCAATATTGGAAACGAAAGGAGAGGCGCAAGAATCAAGGCTGAATTCTTTGGAGATTGACGTTGGCAAAAAGTTTGACCGGCTCGAGGCCAAATTGGACCAGCTCATCGACTCAAGCCAGGGGAGACCGACCTGGACGATTACCTTATCTCTTTCCGCTTTAATGACTATAGCAACGAGCCTTATTGTCTATCTTGTTTCGCGTTAGGAGGTTTTTTATGGTAACTGCTCACGAAATTAAACGAACCCTGACCGAGGTCGTCATTGACCCATCTCATGCAGAAAGAACTGAATCGGCAGAGTTCCGAAGGTCGAAAGCCCGTCTGAAAGAAGACGGGCATTTTAAATGCTTTATTTGCGGAACTTCGGAGGATATTCAGGTCCACCATCTTGCTGAATACTGTTTCGCGACCCTTGTGGATTTCGACAAGTTGAAACAATTTTGTGAGGAATTTGACCCCTATGGGTATGGAAAATTGCTCAAAAATAAGCCTATGAGTGATATCGGAGACGTCCGGAACTGCCTGGCGATCTGCCGTCAACATCACATTGAAAAAGGGACTGGGGTGCATGAAACAACGTTTCCGATCTGGTTAATTCAAAAGTTAGCAAAGACGAATGAAGACCCGGTGCCTCAGGATGGTAAGAAGCCTGAAGTTGTGCTCAAAGAACTTGAAGAAAGGAGTTAACTTATGAGCTATCCAATCGAACAAAACTTTATCCCTGGTCTACCGAAAGAGCCCTACAATGACGGCGTTGGAAACTATGTTGGTGTTATTGGTCATTCGACGGCCAATAATGGAGACTCCGCTGATGGTGAGCGAAACTATGAGGTAACTACTTGGCAGAACGCGTTCGTTCACGCCTTTGTAGATGACCGGAAAATCCTCCAAGTCGCTGACTTCAACTATCTCTGTTATGGTGCTGGGCATTCTGCAAACCATTTAGGGTATGTCCAAGTAGAATTGTGCCAAACTACTGATCCGGTTAAGTTCCAAGCTGCTTACGAGAAGTATGTTTGGTTGCTGGCAAAGCTCCTATATAATAGGAAGCTTTCTGTTGTGGATGGGATAACTTTGATGTCTCATGCTCAAGTTTCAGCTAAGTGGCATGAGACAACACACCAAGACCCAATAGAATATCTGGCAAGCCACGGAAAAACATGGGCTGATTTGGTCGCTGATGTTACGGCTCAATACAAATTGATGGAGGAGGAAGATAGCGTGTTAAACGTTGCAGTTTTATTATTTACGAAGGACGATTTCTGGAGTGGGAATGATGTGGCGGTGAAGAATGGAAACTGCGCCTTGTTTATTAGAACAGCTAACCAGTCTGTTCCGGCTGAGGCCAAAAGTGCCAAACAATTAATCGTTGTGGGAGGCCCGAGTACGGGGCATCCGAACGAAGTGCTCTTGTCAGGTAAGGATAAATATGCCACAGCTGCGGCGGTTGCCAAGTATTTAGGACAATAAAAAAGGGGGGCATTATTAATGTTAAGCTTTATCCTTGCGTCAAAAGTTCTCGTTACCCTTGAAACTGTACTCAGTCTAATTCTGGCGGATTTCATTTTTGGAGTGTTGCTTTCGCTTAGAAACAGCAATTTTAGTTTCAGTAAGCTGCCTCAATTTGTTGAAACGAGCTTGGTGCCCTATATTGGTGGCCTTTTGGTGTTAGCTATCTTTTCCAATGTGAACGCTGAACTTGGGACGTTATTTTTTACTATTGCCGCCACAATTAGTGCGAAGTTCTTGGCTGATATTCTGACTAAAGCAGGGCAATTGTTTAATGGGCTTCAGATTCAAAGTCCGATCACAGTTGGCCAGCCACAGAAAAGTTTATCTATAAATACTGCGACAGATAAGCCTGGAGATGGTGCTTCAACTTCCGCGACGGAAACTACTTCAACCATATAAGTTACGCAATGATTCATTGTACATCAACCCTCATCAATTTTTTGTCGGTGAGGGTTGATATAATTTTATGTAAGAAATTATTGATCTAAGAAAAGAGAATTGATATAATTGGAACATAAGTTCGATAATAAACCAAATATATGTACTAAGAGGCGATAAAAATGAGAGATGTCTGTGCCGAGTGTAATAGGAAATCCTATTGTACGGAACCCTGTGAAGAATGGTTAATTGCCCATGATCAATGTCCTGTGTGCCGGAACAAACTGTTACATATCGGAGGATGCACCGAATGTATTACGGGTGATTGGGCGAAGTGTGGTTAACATGAAAGTCGTTATGGCTCCTATAGAAATGATTGCATGGTTCGATATCCCCGGTACACCGCGTCCGATACGCTTTCGACATGATGGCAATGTGGTTAAGGTTGAGATGATTAAAAGAATATCTGAAGAGAAACTTGCTGGAAATCGTACGAAAATTTATGAGTGCCAAAGCGAGATTCATGGGCAAATGAGAGTTTTTGAACTCAAATATGAGCTGAATACCTGTAAGTGGTTCTTGTGGAAGATATAATGGATCTAAGATTTGATGTTCGATAAGTGGGAGTTTAGCGAAACACTTTGCAATGACATTGAATACTTCTGTATCAATAGCTACTATTTTTTAGTTTAAAACACCATTTTATATTAAATTAAGAATTTGGTTTTCCGAATAGATATCGCTTAATCAGATAGCCTCTAACAAGACCCGCAATTGCTGCAGCTGATGCTTGTGAATAGTTTCCAGATGCATTTTGAATCATATATTCATTTCTCATAAAGGTTCCGAAAACAATAAAAAGTATAGCCTCAGCAAACATGCTAATAAAAACTGCTTTAATTAAGTAATGATCGATTCCGACGAATTTAGGGGTGTAATACAAGAACAGTCCTAATATTGCGCTGTATCCTATGTGAGATAAAACTCCTAGTGCAAGGCTACCTTCCCTTATAAACATCATGCTTGTTGCCTTTGGAGCAGATATTGTAGTGAAACGAAAGTAAATCATTATTTCAGAGAATATTCCCGCAGGTATAGCACCGATTATTGATAGGAACATAGCAATCAAAGGTTTGTCAAATTTTACTTCCACCACATTAACTCCTTCATCGTTTTTGCTATTATCATTTCTCCTCAAGTATTTTCTATACACAAATTGAAAATAGTTCGGTTAAAGACTAGAGTAAGAATAACTATTAAATTACCTTCGCAAAAGACCCATTTAACAAAACTCTTATTAAATATTGACTTGCAATACCCACCATACAAGAGCTAACATGTCCTACGACTAGCAATCGCAGGACATTTTTTTACCACCAATATGTTCCCACAACCCTTGCTGAGGAAGGAGACGAGCCACATGAAAAAAATACGCACCATTGAGAAAGCCCCAATCTTCAATAAACCTCTCCAAAAACTCAGAGTTTGCGCTTACGTTCGCGTTTCGACCAATCAAGCTGAGCAGCAAGAAAGCTTTTTTGCTCAAGTCCAGCATTACACTTCTTATATAAATAGCAATCCAGAATGGAGCTTTACAGGCATTTATAGTGATCAAGGTATATCCGGTAAGAACGCAGCAAAACGACCAGAGTTTATGAGGATGGTTCAGGATGCCGAGAATAAGAAGTTTGACCTGATTATTACTAAATCAATTAGTCGCTTCGCTAGGAATACGACCGATTGTTTGGAAACCGTCCGTAAACTTAAACTACTTGGGATTGCCGTTCACTTCGAGAAGGAGGCTATTAACACTTTAACTGCCGAAAGTGAGCTTATGTTATCCATTCTAAGCTCAGTCGCCGAGGAAGAATTAGCTTCCATCTCACAAAACATGCATTGGAGTAACCAACGGCGTTTTAAGAAAGGGAAGTTCTCGGTCACCACCAAACGGTTTCTAGGTTATGACAAACACAAAAATGGACAACTCGTGATTAATGAAGAGCAAGCCGCCATAGTGAGACGAATTTTCAAAGACTATCTTTCAGGTCTGGGTGCTTTTCGAATCGCCAGAGGTCTTGAAGCCGACGAGATCATAAATATCTCAGGAAATGTTAAATGGGCTGAATCAAGCATTCTAGATATCCTGAAGAACGAGAAGTACTGCGGTGACGCTCGCCTTCAAAAAACCATTACAACGGCCTTATATAATAGGAAGAGAAATTACGGCGAAGCCCCAATGTACTATGTGAAGGATAGTCACCCAGCCATAATTAGCAGAGATGATTTTGAAAAAGTTCAGGAATTGATGGGGGCACGGGCTAAAGCGAAGGGGAATAAAGAGGGCGACCGCGAGAAATACACAAATCGATATGCTTTAACTGGAACCATTGTTTGCGGCAATTGTGGGAATACATTTAAAAGGCATATAGATAATTGTGGTACGGTTGCGGAGTCGGTTTGTTGGATTTGCAACACCTATATAATAGGAAGAAAAAATTCTTGTGGGGTCGGGAGGATTAAAGAAGAGACCATTAAAGGCTTGTTTGTGAAAGTGTTTAACCAGCTTTATAGTAATCAGGCCAAGTTGCTAGGGGATTATAAAGCAAGGTTGGAAATGGAAAAGTTAACTGAGTTAGATAATGAGCGCATCGCGAAGTTAGATGAGGAAATTGAGAAACTCATCAAACAAGAACGGGCGCTCTTTTTAATTGAAGAAAAGGGATATGCAGACCATAATGTAGTTAAAACTGAACACGAGGAATTAGTTAAAACATTGACCCAGCTTCAAACGGAACGATCGGATAGGATGGCTGAAATTAATAAGCGAGATAATCGAATGGTAAGAACTCTAGAACTTGAAGCTGTGCTTGAGGCGCAGGGAGGAAACCTCACAGAATTCAGCGACGATTTGTACCGGAATATGGTTGAAAAAATAGTAGTCAAGGAACGAACTAAATTAATATTTCACTTAAAAAATGGCCTTGTTTTCGAGGAAACTTACGCCTTGAAGCGAGGTCACGATATTTTCTAAGGAGGTTTTATTAATGGCAACAGTAACAGTCATTCCAGCAAAACCGATGCAAGAATTGAAAGGTTTAGAGGCTACAGCAAAACTAAGAGTTTGCGCTTACGCACGGGTTTCCACGGATAATGAAGAGCAATTATCCAGTTATCAGGCGCAGGTTGAGCATTACACCTCATATATTCAGAACAATCCAGCTTGGGAATTTGTTGAGATTTTCTCGGATGAAGGAATTAGCGGCACGAACACTAAGAAACGTGAGGGCTTCAACCGCATGATTGATGAGTGTATGGCAGGTAAGATTGACATGGTCATTACCAAGTCAATTAGCAGATTTGCTCGGAACACTCTGGATACATTGAAGTATGTACGTCAGTTAAAAGAAAAGGGAGTCGCTATTTTCTTTGAAAATGAGGTCGTTAATACGTTAGATTCCAAGGGAGAATTTCTAATAACTTTGCTCGGAAGCCTGGCACAAGAAGAGAGTTCCAATTTGTCTCAGATTACGAAGATGGGAATTAGTTACAGGTTCCAAGAGGGTAAGGTTTTAGTTAACCACAATAAATTCCTTGGGTACACCAAGGATGAACAGGGCCAGTTAGTTATTGTTCCAGAAGAAGCCGAGGTAGTGCAGCGGATTTATCGGGAGTTCTTGGATGGCAAAAGTCCATATAAAATTGCCAGCAATCTTCAAAAGGATGGGTTAATCACTGGGGCAGGCGGTACAAAGTGGTATGACAGTACGGTCATTGGAATACTCAAGAATGTGAAATATATGGGCGATGCACTGCTCCAGAAAACCTACACGACAGATTTTTTAACAAAAAAGCGTGTGAAAAATACTGGACATGCTGCCCAGTATTATGTCGAGGATAGCCATGAAGCTATTATTTCTAAGGAAGAGTTTGCTGCTGTTCAGATGGAATTTGAAAGACGAACGAATATGCGTGGGTATTCCAAGAGTGGGAAGAGCAAGTTCACAAGTGATTATGCTTTTTCCGGGAAGTTGTTCTGTGAGAATTGTGGTTCTAAATTTAGGCGTACCAAATGGGGAAAGGGTAAGAATGAGCAGATTGTCTGGATATGTATTAATCATCAAACGGGTGGAAATGAAGCTTGTGATATGAAGACTATCAAAGAAAAAGCTTTGGAACAGGCTTTTGTTCGGGTTATGAACAGAATCATAATTAAGAGAGAAGCTTATTTAGTAGAAGAGATTAGTTGTGAGGAGAGTGATTATGAGGATATCGATGCCAAGATAGCGGAACTTCAACAAGAGTTGATGAATGTGGTGCGGAATAATCAGGAATATTCATGTTTAACTAATGAGATTGAAAGGTTGCAGGTGCATAGGCAGAGGTTGAAAAGTGATGAGACCGAGAAGGCGTGGAGGGATAGGATGAGAGAAGAGTTCAAGGCCTATCTGGATGCTAGGGACGGCAGTCTGCTGGATAAGTTTGATGGGGATTTGTTCCGAAAGCTGGTGGAGAAGGTTAGAGTAGAGTCGATGGTGGAGGTGGAGTTTGTATTGAAGGCTGGGATAGAGGTTAGAGAAGTGCTGTGA